CTCCTTGGCGGTGCCGCGCAGCAGGCCAGCGAGGTTGAACTTGGCGTAATAGCCTGCAGCCCGCTCTGCTCTGGTGAAAACCCGCCGGTTAATTTCCTGCTCCCAGTTCACGATCCACGGCATCATGGTGTGGCGCACGAACTGGATGGCTTGCTCGCTGATATTGGAGAAGGTGGCCTTGTCCAGATCGTTGATCATGTGAGCCGGGACGTTGAAGATGCCGGCCACTTCGGAGCGGTTCAGCTTTCTGGTCTCCAAGAACTGGGCATCTTCCGGGGGGATGGTGATCGACTTGTAATCGAGATCCGCCGGGAGCATCAGAGTTTTGTTTTCGCTGGCTTTCAATCGCCCCACTGCACTGTTCCAGGTTTCCTTCAGGCGCTCCCAGCCATCTTTTTGCAGAGGCGTTTTCAGGCTGACCAAGCCAGTGGGACGCCCGCCGCCAGTGAAGAAGTCCTTTCCGTACCGCTGGGCGGCCAGCCCAAGGCCGATGGTCTCGGCATGCTGGCGAATCAGGCTCTTCCCGGTGCGCCCGTCCGAGCCCAGGGCGCGAACGTGGATCATGTCTTCCAGCGCCACAGCTCGGCTGCCTTCGTCTTCTTCGTTTACGGCGAAGAGCCAGCGGTTACCGTTCTTGACCAGCTGCGTTTCCCAAGGGCGCCGGGTTACCAGCTCCTGTAGCTCTCCGCGGGCATTGCGCACCACCTGGGTGAACCCGTTGCCCCAGCCCAGAACGTGGGACTGCTTGGTTTCGCGCCACTTGTAACTGGTTTGCCAGGTGTTGGGCTCGTCGTGCAGCAGCCAATAAGCGGGGTGATCCTTGGCGGCCTCAATCTTGTCACCCTGGCGGCGCACAACGTGCAGGGGAAGCTGGCCAATGGAGGACGACAGCACGTAAATGCTGGAGTAGACCGCCGAAAGCGTCATGGCGGATTGGTTATTTACGGCGATGCTGTTGTCACCGTCGATGTAATCGGCAAGGTTTTGGCCGGTGAGCGGGGTGTTGGGGTCTTCGATCGAGGATCGGGATTCCGCCGATGAGAACAGGCTGTCGAGAATCATGTGTTCTCCTTATGGCGGGGGCGTTGGTTCAGGCGCGGCAGCGTGCGCTTTGCGGCCCGGGCGCCAACCAGGGCCATCAAAAGCAGCAAGCCGCCAGCACAGATCAGGGCGTCAGCCAGCCCAAACCGCAGATACAGGCCATAGATCAGCAGCCCGAAGCCGAGCAGCCCAAGGATGTCCAAAAGGAAGTTGCGCATTCACATCACCAGAATGTCGTCGTCGGAGAGGGTGTCGAGCACGCTCTCGCCTACTTGGGCGTGAGCCAGTGCGCGGCCAATGGCCATGATTAGCGCCACCGCGCCGTCAATCTTGTTGTGGTCGCCTTGCTTAATGGGACGAACCACGTCGTCGTTGCCGGGCAGGTACTTGCCAACCACGTTGCCAACACACCAGGTCATGATCGGGTGGCCGTCATGGTGGAACCGGCCGGAGACGATCGCAGCTTCCAGCTCCTTCATAGGGTCCGACATGTTGGTGTAGTTCTGAACGATGGTGATCGGGTTCAGGCCCTCATCGTCCAGCTGGTGCGAAAGGTTGGTGGCGCCGTGCGGGTCGATCGGGCACTCCTGAGCTGGCGTCTCAAGGTTCGCTTCCTTGGCACATTCCAGGATTTCCCGGTAATCCACCTCGCTGCCGTCCGTCGCATCCAAGTGCTTCGACTCAATCCAGCCCTGGAACCGCTCGCTGATCCGGCGGTCCTCGTTATCGAAGGCGGTATCTTCCGGTACCCAGAATCGAGGCCCCACGCTGTAGTAATGCGTTTTGCCATCGATCACTTTCCGGAACAGCCGGGCCATGGAGTTCATGTCCAGCTTGCGGGCAAGGTCAAACGCGAGAATGCAGTCTTCGCCACGGAACTGATCGACGGTTAGCGACCGGTCCTCGCAGGCCTTCCAGTCCTCCATGTTGAAGAATCCCTCTTTCGAGGAAACCCACACGTTGAGGTGCTTGGTTTTGTACTTGTTGGCCAGTCTTGCGCGGGACACTGCCTGGTCGCGCTGGCTTTTAAGGTACGCAAGCTTGACCGAAACGCCGGCATTGGGGTTGGCCTTGAGGATGGCTTCGTCGGTTGTCCAGTCGTCACCCGGGTCGATCGTGTAGACGGTCGCGAACAGCTCGTCATCCTGGCTGGTACCTTCCAGCATCTCGATGGCGCGTTCCCGCATTTCGTAGCAGGGGCCTGCGATATCGAAGCCAGCCGTGGTGATAACCCACATCATCGGCTGGTTCCGGGCGCCCATGCCGGTTTGCATGGTGTCGTACAGCCTGGAATCGGGGTGCTCGTGGTATTCGTCGACTATTGCAAAAGATGGGCTGGCACCGTCGCCAGGGTTGCCGATTACTGGTTCGAAAACGCTGCCATCTGGCCTTTCCAGCTTCTTTGACCAGGTAACAATGCCAAACTTCTTTCGCAGTGAAGGAAGCTTGCTGACCATCTTCTTCGCAGGCTTGAATACCTCGTCAGCCTGCTTCAGGCTGCCCGCCCCACAGTAGACCTCGGCCCCAAACTCATTATCGGCGCAGAATGCGTAGACTCCCGCGCCGGCCGCTATCAGGCTCTTTCCGTTTTTTCTGGGCACCTCAACATAAACTTCACGAAACCGCCGGGTCTTGTCGGCCTTCCTGACCCATCCAAAGGCAATCGAGAAGATGAACTGCTGCCAGGGCTCAAGCTTCACCCGTTCTTTTTTTTGGGCCCATTCCCCCTTGGTGTGGGGCATCAGGCCAATAAACTTGCACACCCGTTCGGCGCGATCCCTGTCGAACCGGTAGGGGTAGCTTTTTGCCTTCGCGGCTTTCAGGTCATTGAGGTGTCGGGCACAAGCTGCCTTCACGTAGTTGCAGGCGACGATCCGGCCACCTACCACGTCGCGGGCGTACTTCTGCGCCGCGTTCACATTCGGGTAGGCGCTCATAGGTTAGAACTCGTCGAACTCGTTGCCCCCGCTGTTTCCGTCATCGTTGCCAGAACCACCACCAAGCATCCTTATTCGGGTGAGCGGGTCCAGGCCAAGGAGTGAGCCGGTGCGGGTCAACTGCGCGATGCAGTCATTGCGCACATTCACGTAAGGGCTTTTCTTGATACTGCCGTCGGCTGTATCCACAACCATGCCCTGGGCGCCGATCTTTTCATCGGCCTGCAGCATGTAGGCGAATGAATTGCAGTAGGCGATCAGCAGCGGGGCGTCCTCGACTTCGAAGGTACCCCTCTCGATAAGAATCTTTGACTGGGTTTTCCAAACCCGAACCGCGATGTCGTCGATCAATTCATCAGGCGGCGCGATGCGAGTCAGTGAGCTTTTATGCTCGGTCTGGGTCTTGCGCTTCCGCCCTCCGCCGGAGGCGCGAACCGGTGCTGCGTTGGTCAACTGGCCCCTCCGGAAAAAGTTCGTTATTTCTCACGCATAAAAATCTGGCTAAGGCACGCGGTCGAGTTCAAAATTGCTGTAGAGATTTGACCACCCCCCCGGTCCTCATCCGCGACCGTTGCCGAACCCACCGTCCTCTCTCGCAGTCTTTCGCGAGTGGCACGACCGGCAGAGTGACTGCCAGTTCGAGCGCCGCCAGAACAGCTTCTGATCGCCCCTGTGGGGGATGATGTGATCAACATCTGTTGCCGCTGTTGTGCGCCCATGCTTCTTGCACTCAACGCAAAGCGGGCTGGCCATCAGCCAATCACGCCGGGCCTGGCGCCACTTGTAGCCATAGCCACGTTGTGTGCTGCTGCCTCGCTCCCGTTCCTTGGCTCGGTTGTACTGCCTCGGAGCTGGCTGGTGCTTGCTGCAGTAGTTCTGCCCTCGGAGCAGTTCGTTGCAACCAGCGGCTGCGCAGGGCTTGAGTGGACGGCGAGGCATTACTGATACTCTGCCACTGCATCCACCAACCCGCGCTGCCTGGTGGCACAGTCGTGGTAGATGCTGGCGGTTTCGGTTATGACTGTTGCTGTGGTGTCTGCCTGGCCGTCCCTGAACTCAGGGAGCTGGGCGGGACACTTCACCAGCAGGTTGGCTGGTATCTCCACGCTGGGCATCGTTAAGCAGCCGGACAAGCTCAGGCTCAAAACACACGCGCTGATAAATCGGCTTCTGGATCTCACGGATAACCCCACGATCAATGATGCGCTCATTGGCTCTCAGCTCACTGAGTCGCTGCTCAACCTGTTTTGATATCTCGGCCTGACCTTCGCGTATCTCGGC